CCGCGGGTGAAGAATCGGATTGGGACTATTTGGTAGTCGGCGATGGGTTCGACGCTGTAGAAGAGGAAAAGATAGCAAGAGCAGAAGAGGGGCGACCATTTTCCGGCTTAGATATCGACGTTGCAGTGAGCGAAAGATCTAAACATCTGGATATAATATTCAGCGAAAATCCTCCGCGGGCAGACCAGAAGTATATAAAAGTCTATTAGGAACAAGATGAAACTATTAATTGAAAATTGGCGACAATATTTAAGTGAACGAATAGATTCTTTGCCTCCTCGCAAAGATGAGCCGTGGGATATTGGGGAAACCTTCGTTCCTATTACAAAATTAGACATTATTGAAAAGCCTGCAGTGATGCCCCAAGAAAAAAATACACTTTTAAATCAATTTGATGCCCTGCAGGCCACAGATAATACCGATCCCTTCAAAGGAATCACTATACAAAACGTTTTAGATTCCATTTATAGCTTAAGTGGCAATTCCGATGATTTTAAATACGAGACCAAAGAGGACGCATGGAAAGATTATATTGATCCCTATCGATATGAGAGAAAATCGTTGAGGGATTATCACCGTAAAATTAAAAAAATCCTGCGCAATCGTTAACAAATGTAAAACCGGTTTATTAATATCACCATTACTATTTATTAAAGAAATTGGAGTGCCATTTAAATGCCTTGTGATATTACTAATAATTCTCCCTACGACACATCTTCTATAGAAAAAATGGCGCATAGCTTATATCCCTTTGCTCAAAAACGCATGGGATTCCATAAGCCCCCCCAAATGGTCTTTGATTCAGACCCAGAGAATGCTAAAAATATTTTAGGCAAAACGGCCCAATATGAGCCTGGGACGATGACCATTACAATTTTTGTTAATGATCGTCACCCTAAAGACATTTTGAGATCTCTCGCCCATGAGTTAGTTCACCATGCGCAAAATTGCAGAGGCGAATTTGAAAACGGCGGTGCCACCGACGTGGGCTACGCACAGACAGATGATCACATGCGCGAAATGGAACGAGAAGCCTACGAAGTTGGCAACATGTGCTTTAGAGACTGGGAAGACGGTATAAAATCGCAAATGCCATTACACGAAACTATTTATAAACAGCTACTGAAAAAAGGAGATAGCTACATGTCTACGAAAAATTGGAAAAATGCCGAGCTTAATACCCTCCTCATGGAGAAATGGGGCTTTAAAGCTAAAGAGGAAAAAGAAGTTCTCAAAGAAGAAGTCGAAGCCTTCATGAATATGAAGTCGGACTATAATACAGGACAAAAAGAAATTCCCAAAGACGCTCTGGAAGAGGAGGACGAGGAAGAATTTAAAGTTGATTCGGACCACCCTCATGGCTCGGAAAGCCGTCAAGAAGTATTAGACCAGCTGGATGAAAAAGTATTACGCAGCGTTATTCGCCGAGCTTTGCAAAAATCATTGCAGGCACAATAAATCATGAAAATCGATTTAAATAAAATGACCAGGCGGTTTTTATTTGGTGAATCGAAAGCAAGACCTTCAGTGCGAGCTTATGCCGAATCTATTCTAAATATTTTAGAAACCTTTGCGCCTCGCTCTCAAAGAGAAAGTAGACAAGTATCTATTGCCAAACAGCACCTCAATGAAATTAAAAAGTTAAATCGTAGATTAGAAGAAAAACTCAATTTGCTTGAAGAGCAAATTAAAGTATTAGAAGAAGGAAAGTAATATGGGAGGCGTTGCAGGCCATTTAGCTCATCTCTATGACAATAGGGATTTATCTTACAACAATATCAAAAATATTCTCTCTCAAGCTGCAGCGGGCGAACTAGTCGGCACAGAAAAAACTGATGGCTATAATATTTATTTGGGTTATGTAAACGGACTTCCTCGTGCTGCCCGCAATAAAGGCGATATGGCCAAAGGCGGTATGACTTTTGAAGATTTGGTTAATCGTGAATTTCAAGGTGGCACAAAGGCCAAAAACGCCTATTTAAAAGCCTTCCAATCCTATAAAAAAGCGGTTGATTCTCTGTCCGATAGCGAAAAAGCCACTATCTTTGGACCCGATGGAGAGGTATTTTATAATGCCGAGATTCAAGGGCCTTCCGCTCAAAATGTAGTCAATTATGATGACGATATTATCAGCATTCATCGCATGGGGCATAAATTATATAATGCCGAAACTAATACTGTAGATCAAGTAGATACTCCCGAAGGATCCGTGTTGTTGGATAACCTTGTGGAGCGCTTCGAAGAGGCGACAGCAGATGAGCCATTCTCTGTGCGCCGCACTGCTTTTTTAGAATTAAATAAATTAGACGATGGCCATGATTTGAATATTGCCCTTGAAAGAATCCAAAAAGCTGGTTTAACAGGGAACATGACCATTGGCGAATATTTAGAAAATCGCCTTAAGGAAGCATCTTCCGAAGAATTAGGCTTTTTAAGCGAAGATATCCAACAACAAGTTATTGATCGCATTCTCAAAAAAGAAGGTTTCTTGGGCCTCAACAAAATTTACAAAGGGTTTCCGGATGACGTAAAAAGGCGCATCAAAGAATTTGTTGAGCAATCTCCCCTTCTAATCAAAACGGCCATCTGGCCCATTGAAATGGCCATCCACGATTTTGCAGTTGAACTTTTAAAAGGAGTTCAGAGCGCTTATATTTTAGATAATGATGCCCAAGTTGACAATCTTAAGTCCCAAGTTGAACAAGCGATTCGTGCTATTCAAACACATCGGGGTCCATATCAAGAAGACATGTTCGCTATATTAGAGCAACAACTAGAAAAACTCAAACACCATGACAAGATTGATACGGTTGTAGAAGGATTTGTTTTTCAAGTCGGAGATCAGATGTATAAGTTTACTGGTAATTTTGCGCCAGTAAATCAACTATTAGGTCTTTTTAAATATGGAAGAGGAAACATCCCCCCTCTTAATTTGGATGCCAACGAACTAGAAGCCGGAGAAGAAAAAGAAAAGAGAATCATTGCTATTTATCCAGGTCGCTTCCAACCCATGGGCCAACATCACGCAGAGACATTTAAACGCATTCAAGAAGAGTTTGGCCCCGAAAACACATTTATTGCCACGTCAAATGTTGTTAATGCGCCTAAATCTCCTCTTAATTTCGCTGAAAAGCAATTAGTCATGATGGAACACGGAATATCGCCTGACAACGTTGTGGAGGTCAAAAATCCTTACAATGCGGCCGAAATCCTAGAGAAGTTTGATCCTAATACAACAGCGGTTACATATGTGGTTGGAGAAAAGGATATGCAAGAAGACGCCCGTTTTGGGAAATTAGGCGGCACAACTAAAGATGGAACGCCACGATATTTTCGTAATTATGCCGAAGAAGAGGGCGAACTCAAGGGTCACGATAAACATGGTTACATCAAAGTGGCGCCACATGTTTCAATTGATATTCCCGAAGTAGGCGAGATGTCTGGTACTAATTTGCGCAAAGTTTTGCGAGATGCTGACGAAGAAACGTTTAAAAGAGTTATGGGATGGTATGATCCTGAAATTCATGAATTGTTAAAAAGCAAATTTGGAGCCATGGCCCTAGAGGAGACCCAGTTTAATCTGGGAATATTTCGTGGGTTAGTTGACGAAATTCTTGCTGAAGAAGATGAAGACTTAGAAGAGATTTCTTCGGCTGGGGGTGGTTCAAATGTGGGGTTTGCTGGTGGCTTAAGTGTTTTGCCGCGGAAAAGAAACCGCAAACGTAAGAAAAAGAAAAAAATAGACGAAATGGTTAATGAATTTTATGACTATTTATTACACACGCTTAAGGGGAATTAAATGATTGACCGTCACAAAGCATTAAATGAATTAAAAGAGGAACAGCGTCTACGTGAATTTGTTCGCAAAGGATTGAAGCTTTATTTTGAGCAGAAAAAAATTCAACGACCACAACAAATAAACGAAGAGCAACGATTGCGCCAAAATATTCAAAAATTAGTGAGCGAAGTCAAAGAAGAAGAAAGATTAAGAAGCGTTGTGCGAGACCTTATTCGCGAAGTATCGAAAACAGACGTTCCCGTTGAACAGCCCCATGTTAACACTGGAATTAACGTGCTGGAAGATCTTTTAAGAAATATTATCCCTCAAGTTGAAAGTGGTTATAAAGCTTTAACAAGCGCAAAAGAACAACGGGTGTCTTTTAGAGCGCACATGCTTAACGCTGTAGAAAATACTCTTCTGCCTGCTGAAGTAGTTGCTGGAGTTCCACATGATGAAGAAGAAGTAGACGTTGTAGAGCTTGACGAACAAGACATCACAATGGATATTGGCGATGACGAAGACAAATTCATTCCCGTAAGAGATGTAGATCTAGAACCTGAAGAAGAAGTAGAAGTAGAAGAAGACGAGTTTAGTATTGAAGGTGAAGATTTAACAGGAAGAAACTTCGCTGCTAATACCTGGAATAAAGTGGAAAAACAAACTCTTGATGCTTTCGAAAGCCTAGGCGATGAAGAAGACAGAGAGCTTTTTAAAGATTATCTTTTAACCAATCTTAAACTTTATTTTGATAAATTTGAAGAAGAACTTCAAGCTAACCTATCAGAACCTGAATCTCCAGATTACGAAATGGCCGCTACCACTGCTGTAGAAGAGCCTGTAGAAGACATCCCTGCCTTATAGTTTAATTTTCAAAGAACTTATGTTATAATCATTTTAAGAAAGAAGACATATGCACTTTAGCATATCAATTTTGATTTTTTAAATGGTTTGGAAAAAACGAAAAAAGTACTATGGTTTATATGAAAAGTATAGTATAATAAATAAATATAAGAAAGAAGATAAGCTTAATAATAGTATATTAAATTATATTAACAATATTTCTTTAGAAGACCTTATAGCTATTAAGTTAGAATTATCAACAAGAATCTTAAGTGGTAAATATTATGGTTTACCCTTATGGCATTCAATTCGTCATTTAACTGCTGATGCAATCCTAAAAACAGCAGTGAGTGTTTGTAGAACGAAGAGTGAAGCTTCTAGGTTTTTAGGAATGGATTATACAGATTTCCGAAAACTAATTAAAAAATATAAAACAGAATCATTTTTTGAAGATGAAAGGAATGGGGGCGAAACGGTTTCGACGGAGGACGAATAAAATAGCGTGCAAAACTGTGTGGGTAACACAGTAAAAATACTCAAACTTTATAAATGCCAACGATAACGTTGAATTTGATTTTGCCTTAGCGGCTTAATCGGAAGTTGTTAATAGCTTTCTTAAAAAATATTAACCGTTTTCAATTTTCAGAAAAATTGGTGGTGCGCGCAGTAGGTATTTGGTCATTTTTATGACTATATATTTTCGGCAGCCAGCGCCATGAGCTGGTGAATGGATTCCCTGACCTTGGTCGGGTGGTTGGTGCTTAGGCGGTTCATGCACCTACTTTTGTGAATGACGGTATTTCTGCAGTTTTTCGGACCCGGGTTCGACTCCCGGCGCCTCCACTTAATTAACTTTCTACTAATTATATTATATTCCAAGGAGATTTGTTATGACAGATGACATTGAAAATGTAGAGGAAGGTGCACAGCCAGAAGAGACGCCAACAGCGGAAAGTTGGGATCTTCCGGACGATGCTCCATTTGGCCTAGACGATTTTGATTTCGTAGAGGCTTATGACGACGAGCCGTCCGAGGACGACCGCATGCTAGGAGAAAACACCGCGCCCAGCGCAATTAATTGTGCATTTATCGGCGTCGGTGGCGGCGGCGGAAAGATGGCCAAAGCCTTTTTGGATTTAGGCTTTAATAAAACTCTTTTAATCAACACGACTGCAAAGGATCAGCCTACGGGTGTACCTGCAGAAAATTTTCTTTTAATCCCCGGCGCCGATGGCGTAGCTAAAGACATTAAGCTCGGTAAAGAAGTTTTAGGCGATAATAGCACTTTTGTGGAAGATGCTTTACGCACACGAATTGGTAAAGTAGATTGGATTTTTGTATTAGCTGGTGGAGGCGGCGGCACCGGAAGTGCGAGTTCCGTGTTGCATGATTGTATTACACGTTATTTAACCTCAATTGAGGCCGAAGGTAAAGTTATTTATATTACGAGTAAGCCCAGCGCGCAAGAACTTTTGAACCCTACTATTAAAAATAATTGCCAGTCGCTTTTCAAAGACATCCATAATCATCCGCACATTGTCATTGACAATGAAAAACAACTCCAATTATTACGCGGTAAAGTGGGAATGTTGAATATGTATCCAGCCGCTAATAGAAATTTTGCAAAGTTATTAGCCCAAGTTTTAAAGCTGGCTAACGAGCCCTCTCCTATTCAGGCGTTTGATTCCAAGGATTTGGAAAGATGTTTGCGCACTGGTGGAAGAATGTTGTTAGGCAGTACAGTTGCACGAGATGTTTCTGCTCATGATTTAGGGGCAAATGTGTTTCAAGGGTGCCTCCGTTCTTCTCCGTGCCCTCCCCCTACGCGCAACCCAAAAACGGGAGTATTGCTTTTAATTGTGACACCTGAAATGGGAGATGATCCGCGAGTGAGTAATCGCTTAGAAGCGGCTTTTTCTTATGTGGGTGGTCGCACCGAAACATTATTTTCCGGGGTGTATGTTGCACCCCGTCTTCCTGGTTTAATTGCCTTAACGCTTTTAGGCGGAATGTAGGCTAAAAATAATATTTAAAATAGTATTTGATTGTTGATAAAATTAGGTATATTTTATTAATGAGAGGGTCTTATGGATACTAAGAACTGGCAGTCGGCGGGCGTTTTTAAGACATTTGAGGAAGCTGATCAAAAACGCGATGAATTAAAAGAAAAATTTGATTTAGTCAAGGTAAAGCGATGTGGTCGCGCCGGAAACCTTTTTCGGGTTAAAACATGGACACAACCCCTTCCGCCTAAAAAAGAAAAAACTACTGTTAAGTCCAAATATAAAAAAGGTAAAAAAAATGCCCACCTTCGCTCTGGACCGCAAGGGGAATAAAATATATACTGGCACATGCGTTCTTTATAAGAATAGATCCTTTATTATAGAAAGCATGCACGACCCTTTGTATTGGAATCGTGAACAGTATATCACCCTTGTAGATAAAAAGAACAAAAATAAAAAGATCGAATTCGTCTTACCTCAAGATGTCGTTAAGATAAGAACCCAAAGGAATGCATGAGCAAAAGCGTTTTAATTGTTGGCACAGGAACTATTGGGGAGCCCCTCATCGGCTTATTGGCAGATTTCAAAGAGAAACTCGGCTTAAATGAAATCATATTTCACAAACGAACGCCGCTTATTGAAGAAGTAGCCAAAGTCAATAGTTTAACCAAAAGAGGCGCAAAGCTGGCGTCTGACGAAGAGAAGATGCACTTTTTTCGAAAATTAGGGCACAAAGTTTCTTATAATTTTACGGAAGCGTTGGAACGAGCTAGCGTGATCATCGACTGTACTCCTGCCGGCAACGAGCATAAATACAAACACTACCAACATTATCCCGAGAAGCTCTATATTGCCCAAGGGAGCGAAAAAGATTTTGGGGTACCTTATGCGTATGGAATTAATGATACCATATTCAAGGAAAGCCCTAGTTTTATTCAAGTGGTCAGCTGTAACACTCACAATATTGCTGCTATATTGCATTCTATTGATCCAAGTCTAAATCGTATTGAAAAAGCCGACTTTGTTTGCATTCGGCGCGCCAACGATATCAGCCAAGAAGGAAACTTTATTGCCTCCCCACAGGTTGGGAGCCATAAATATACCAACTTTGGGACCCATCATGCAAAAGATGCCTATGATTTGTTTAAAACCAAAAATAAGCACATCAACATTTTTTCCAGTGCTCTTAAAATCAATTCTCAATATATGCACCTTCTGCGTTTTGATCTTATTGTGTATCAATTCTTATCTACGGCTTCTTTAATTGATAAGTTTAAAGAAAACAAATTTGTGTCTTTAACTCATAAGACTTTGGCTAATAAGATTTTTTCTTTTGGCCGCGACCATGGGTATTATGGGAGAACTTTTAATCAAACTGTAATTTCTATTCCATCGTTACTCGCGGCTCAAAGAGGGGGAAAAACTCAAGTGACCGGCTTTTGCTTCACTCCTCAAGATGGCAATTCCCTTTTGAGTAGCGTAGCCGCCTGTTTATGGGGTATCTATAAAGAAGACTATTTAAAATATATGAAAACTTTTGATGAATTTTTATTTGATGAAATCTAGCTCATGAGCCCTAAATACACAAAACGCCGCCATTCTGCTACTCGGAGCAATTTTGATTATGTGTGCGAGCCCAACAATATGAGAATCCTAGTAGAAATAGCCCCCAGCGCTCACGGTAAAATTAATGTCACCCTCTTCATCGATGAAAAAGAAGCGCTTTTTGGCACCTATCGGGTTAAAAACCTAGATAAAGACACTTTAAATGAGAGAGTCGCCACCTTTTGCAAAGGAATAGCCATGTTTTCAGAAGACGATATACGTTCTTATGTTGCTGAAGATCGATCTATATTGGCGCGTAACGCCAAGCGTTATTTAAAAGAGGTAAGAAATAAATTAGGAAGTCTTATCTGGCGTAAGTGAATCTGGTTCGAAGATATTATCTAGCCCCAGCCGGTTCATCACTCTTTTATACACGATGTATTTATCAAGATTTGTTCTAATAAAGGAGATAAGATGATCATATCTTGTGCTCAAAGTAATCACCGGAAACCTAACAAAAACAGAATGAACGAGTCCCACCAATTCCCCGTCTTCATTAACAATCATCGATCCCGAGCTACCGGGCGCCGCCGGCAAGAAGTACCATGCCAAGCCTTCGGTTTCTCCACTATAACGCCCCTCCAAAATGGGCACCATATGGGGCCTAAAAATGGCTATTGGCGCCGCAATATTATAGACACGATCTCCCGGCTCGGGTTTTGTGGGAGAGATTTTAACGGCTTCTACCCCTTCAGTAAGATCCTTGACGAATACGAGGCACACATCAATTTCTCTATCATAAGTCAAAACCGCAGCCTTATAACTTTCTCCATCCAGCCGTCGCATTACATAAGTCGCGACCGTTTTAGTCGTTGGGGATTCTAACGCAGGGGGAACATTATCTTCGCATACATGCGCTGCTGTAATGGCATACGCGCCATCTTTGGCTACTTTCACTATAAAGCCGCTAGCAGCCGAATTAAAATTATGGGTGGCACAGTCGTTGTCTATACATTGAATAACGGTGAGGGTTTTACGAATGTGTAAAAATGAGGTACGGGGGAGAATATCTTTAGGTTTTTTTTCTATATGCCCACATGACAAGAGGGAAAGAGCAAGCAAAACTATTAAAATATTCCTAAAGTTCATCCTAAAGTAAATATGACTGGAAAAAAACAATCGTTATTTTTATACAAAAAAAACACAAACTAATTATTTTAGAGGATTCACACACTGCATGGCCAAAAAAGTTTATGTTTTAGATACTAGCGTTTATTTAACAGATGCAAATTCTATAATCTCCTTTGGAAATAATGATATTGTTATACCTTTTAAAGTATTAGAAGAGGTAGACAATCACAAGAAACGCCAAGATAGCGTAGGCACCAATGCGCGCAAACTTATACGAATGCTGGATTCGCTCCGCGAAAAGGGGACTTTGCACAAAGGAGTGCGCCTAGGTAAAGGCAAAGGAATTGTTTTTGTTAAAAATTGTAACGAGCATGATAAAAATCTAGATTTGTCTATTGCCGACAATGAGATTATTTCGGTGGCCCTAAGTGAAAAAGAAAAAAATCTTAATAGAAAAGTAATTGTGGTTTCCCGCGATATCAACATGCGCGTTAAATGCGATGCATTGGGATTGGTAACAGAAGATTATCAAGTTAATCAAATAGTAAAAGACACGAGCCATATATACACAGGCTTTGTTGAACATTTGGTCGATGAACCACTCATTGATAGATTTTATGCTGGCGAAGACATTTATCTGGAAAAAGATGAAATCGTTTTAATGCCTAATCAATTTGTACTTTTAGTTTCTAATCAAAATCAAAAGAAAACTGCCCTGGCCCGATTTCTTAACGCCCACACTCCGCTTAAGCGTATTAATGGCGAACACAAGAAGGGAATGTGGGGAGTTAAGCCTCGCAATAAAGACCAGATATTTGCACTGGACCTCCTTCAAGATCCTTCGGTTCATATCGTCACTTTGGTGGGGAAAGCGGGCTCTGGCAAAACACTATTGGCAATTGCGGCCGGGTTATACCAAACTATGGAAACACAAGAATATAAAAGACTTGTCATCTCCCGGCCCATCCAGCCCATGGGAAGGGATATCGGCTTTCTCCCAGGTACGATGGCAGAAAAAATGGCCCCATGGGTTGCGCCCATCCAAGATAATTTACAATTTTTGATGGGAAACGACAAAGAAACTTTGCGTATGTACATTGAAGATGGTACAATTGAAGTTGAAGCTCTAACATATATAAGAGGCCGTTCCATTTCCAACGCATTTATTATTGTGGATGAAGCCCAGAATCTGACTGCACATGAATTGAAAACAATCATCACTCGTGTAGGAGAAAATACTAAATTGGTTTTAACTGGCGACGTAGAACAAATAGACAATGTATATATCGATGAAACATCCAATGGCCTCACCCACGCCGTGGAAAGGTTTAAATCATACGATATATCAGGACACGTCACTCTTGTCAAAGGTGAACGATCAAAAATTGCTACACTCGCAGCAAAAATTCTTTAAAAATATATATATGTAATGTTATTATTGACATGGAGGCTATTATGAGCTATAATGAAAATGAGAATCCTGACTTGCAAAAAGTCGTTGAGAAAGAGAACCCAATGAAAGGGTGGCTTGTTAGCTATGTTGGCGACAAGCTTAAACCTGAGAATGATGAAGTAACGGTAGAATTGATTATCGAAGCCATGGCAGATGAATTTCCTGAATTTATATTAGCCGTCGCCGAAGAAAACTTTATAAGAGGATACCGACAAGCTTTAGTGGATGTAGATGAAGAAGAAGCGCCTGCCGAAGAAACACAGAATGAAAAACTATATAATCAAAAATAGCGAAATAATTCAAGAAAAACTGGCGTCTTCTTTTTATGATAAGCCAATTAACATTGTAAATCCCTTTATTAACCCTATTAACTTTAAAAGTGTTTTATCCCAATTAGAGTCTTATATTCCTCTCCACTTGACCCATAATTTGGATGGGATTTATATTGGGGATTTCAAAGATTTTAAAAAGAACAACCGCGATGTAAATGCATCTTATAAAGACGGCGGCATTTTTGTTTCCAACGAGCAAGATGATGAAGCTGATTTAATAGACGATATCATCCATGAGATTGGTCATTCTTTAGAAGGGCAATACAAAGATCATTTATATGGAGACGAAGTTTTAGAAGGGGAGTTTTTAAGCAAAAGACGGACCCTTTATCATCTTCTTGATGATAATAAAGAGAAAAGTCTGATGGACTTTTTGGATCCTGAATATAGTTTGGACTTTGATATGTTTTTGTACCAAACACTGGGCTATGACTATTTACGCCTTGCGTCTGCTAATCTGTTTTATTCTCCCTATGGAATCACTTCTCTGCGCGAATATTGGGCAGACGGATTTGAAAATTATTTCTTGGGCGACAGAAGAAAGTTAAAAGAATTAAGCCCCATACTGTATAATAAAATAAAAGCCTTAGTTGATAACGAAATAGAATAAATGACCCACATCTCATATTCCGAATTAAAAGAGTGGACCGTGTGTCCATGGAAGCACAAATTAAATTACATTGATAGGATCAATGAATTTAAAGGAAACGAACATACAGCATTTGGCACCAGCATGCATACTGTATGTGAACATTTAGTTTCAGATGGCAAATTAGAGTCGACTGATTTTTTTGATAAAGAGTTTGTGAAAAATCTTTCCACTATTAAAGAAAAAGACCCCAATATCGTTTTTAAGAAAGATTTAGTGGAACAGATGAGAGTACAAGGAGTGGCGCTCATCAAACATGTGCTCCCTGCTCTTCGCTCGTATTTTAGAAAGTTTGAGTTAATTTCAATAGAAGAAAAATTATACACCCCGATTGCAGATCAAGAGTTTAATTTTAAGGGCTTTGTAGATCTAGTTGTAAAAACCTCAGACGGTAAATACCACGTGGTCGATTGGAAAACATGCTCTTGGGGGTGGGATAGTAGAAAAAAGAACGACAAGATGATAACCTATCAGCTTACCCTCTATAAGCATTTTTGGAGTAAAAAACACAACGTTGACCCTAAAGACGTAATTACGCATTTTGCGTTGCTAAAGCGCACAGCGAAACACCATCAAGTAGAATTATTTAAAGTTACTAGCGGCCAGAAAAAAACACAAAACGCTCTTAAACTCTTAAATAAAGCCATATATAATATTCAAAAAGCCAATTTCATTAAAAATAAATTAGCGTGTTATGGAAGATATGGCACGTGCGAATACTATAAAACAACCCATTGCCCTTAAAGGTGACTATGAATAAAAAAATCAAACTCCTAACTTTAGGAGATATGCCGCTTTCTCCGAGCGGCGTGGGTACCCAAACCAAATACATTATTGAATCACTGTTGAGAACAGGCAAATATCAAGTAGTGAGTTTGGGCGGCGCTATTAAACACCCCAATCACAATCCTATTAAAACCGAAGAGTTTAAAGAAGATTGGGTGATTTATCCTGTGGATGGATATGGAAATCCTGACTTGGTAAGATCACTAATACGCAATGAAAGGCCCGACATTTTGTGGTTTATGACCGACCCTAGATTTTGGGCATGGCTATGGCAAATGGAAAACGAGATTAGACCCTTAATACCGATGCTCTATTATCATGTATGGGATAATTACCCCTATCCACACTATAATAAAGTGTTTTATGACTCTAATGACATGATTGTGAGTATTTCCAAGCTCACCCAAGACATTGTAGAAACGGTGGCTCCTAGTGTCAAATCAGTGTATTTGCCTCATGCCGTTAATACGGAAGTATTCACCCCGCGCGACCCTCATAGCGACGAGATAGAAACAGCCAAAAGAACTCTCTTTGGAGAAAGTTATGATCCGGACAAATTTACTTTTTTTTGGAACAATAGAAATGCTCGCCGCAAGCAAAGTGGATCTTTGATTTTTTGGTTCAAGGCTTTTTTAGACAAAGTAGGCCACGACAAAGCTTGCTTAGTGATGCACACTGAAACAAGAGACCCACATGGCCAGGACCTTCAGGCTATAATTCAAGAGTTGGGACTAACGAACGGCGAAATATATTTTAGCCAGCACAAAGTGGATGCCGCACAATTGGCCTTGATCTACAATATGATGGATTGTACCATCAATATATCCGATGCGGAAGGTTTTGGTTTAGCCACGTTGGAATCTCTAGCATCGGGAGTGCCTATTATTGTTAATATGACAGGGGGCCTTCAAGAACAAGTGACTGACGGTGAAAAATGGTTTGGTATTGGACTCTCCCCAACATCTAAAGCTATAATTGGTTCCCAAGAGATTCCTTATATATATGAAGATAGACTTTCGGAAGAAATAGTTGTACAAGCCTTATATGATATGTACACTAAATCGCCGGAAGAAAGAAAAAAACTAGGGGAGCAAGGCCGCCAGCACGTGCTTAAAAATTATAATTTCGAAAATTATGGGAAAGAGTGGGATAATATCTTAACTACGCTCTATGAGGAAGAGGGGTCATGGAATACTCGCAAACCTCACCAACGTTGGATATTTAAGGAGATAGTATGAAAACTAAAGTAATAGTAAGGGCACCCGCCCTGACTCGTACCGGGTATGGAGAGCACGGCCGTTTTGTATTAAGAGCATTGCGCACAATGCAAGATGTTTTGGATATACATTTATTACCAGTTAATTGGGGAGCCTCTAATTGGATGTGGGAAGACACTGAGGAGCGCCGTTGGCTAGATGAGATCACGCATAAGACGGCCATTTATCACCAACAGGCTCAGCAAGCTGGCGTTCCCGTACATTACGACATGAGTGTTCAAGTGACTATCCCCAATGAATGGCAGAAGATGGCTGCGATTAATATAGGCGTAACTGCCGGTATTGAGAGTACTAAAGTTGCCCCTGTGTGGCTAGAAAAAGCCAATGAAATGGATAAAATAGTTACCGTATCCCAACATTCCAAAAATGTTTTTTTAAATACAGCTTATGATGGAACCCACAAGCACACTGGCGAACCTTTGCGGCTCAAATGTACTACCCCTGTAGAAGTGGTACATTACCCCATTAAAGACTGCGACGCAACTCCTTTAAATTTCCAATGCTCTACTTCATTTAATTTTTTGACGATTGCACAATGGGGCCCTCGTAAAAATATAGATAACACGATTTGTTGGTTTGTAGAAGAATTTATCGATAATCCCGATGTAGGACTGGTAGTGAAAGTGTTTGGAAAAGGAGGGTCTCTCATAGACCGGCAGACTTCCCAACGCCAATTAGAAGCACTCTTGGCACCGTATAAAAATAGACAGTGTAAGGTTTATTTTTTACATGGTGATTTAAGCGAAGAAGAAATGCATGGTCTTTATAAACACCCGAGCATCAAGGCGTTTTTCTCGTTAAGCCATGGCGAAGGATTTGGGCTCCCGCATTTTGAAGCAGCATATTCTGGATTGCCTGTAATCGCTCCTGAGTGGAGTGGATATTTAGATTTCTTGTGCATGCCCAAAACGGATAAAAAAGGAAGAAGTCGCATTAAGCCACATTTTATTTCCGTTGATTATGAATTGTTACCCATTAACCAAGAGGCCCACTGGGAAGGAGTACTAGAAAAGGATGCGATGTGGTGTTTTCCCACACAGGGATCATGTAAAATGAAATTGCGAGAAGTGGTCAAAGATTACGGCCGCTTTAAGAAACAAGCCAAAACCTTACAGAAATGGATCTTGCAAAATTTTCAGCCTAATGTTCAATATGAAAAACTCGTTTCGAGCGTAGTGGGAAATTTAAAGGCTACGCCGGAGCCATGGCTTCCTCCTCAAAGTATTGGGGGGGTGAGTTTTTGTATTCCAACAAATGGAAAAAGATCCGAAAAAACCGATTTAACTATTAAAAGTATTCAGAACCAACCATGGGGCGAATTGCCTTATGAAATTATAGTATGCGGGGATGTGGAAAATTTTCAAAACTCTTCGGGTGCCAATATCGTTCTGGTGGAGAAGAAAGACGCATCCACCACCGGCCATGTGGCCACTTTGCGAAATGGCGCAGTCGACCATGCTCAATATGATACCATTGTATTTTGCGATGATGACATTTTGTTAGATGCGGATTGGCTGGACGGCACAAGAGCCTATAACGAGAATAATGGCTGGCAGGTCTTAGGAAACGCTTTGCTCAACCCAGATGGTACTCGTCACTGGGACCGTGCTTTATTGTCTCCGCATGTGTTGGTTAATTATAACCATCCAAGCACGGATAAAAATCTTATCCAAACATCAGGCTTTTTTATGATTCGACGTTCCCTCCACGAAATAGTGCAGTGGAACGAAGAGTGCTTTGTTTATGCTGATCGAGAGAATAAGGGCGTACCCGAAGATGTGCAGTATAGTTTAGATTTACACGCCCATAACATTCCTTTATCTTTTAATGATACAGTATGTGTGTGGCACAATGATGAGCGCTACACCCAGTTTAACAATCAAACATTATATAAAAATGTTATTCCTGATCATCAAGAGCGAGGATTCTCTCCACTATTTGAACGGGCGACGATGGCGGCCACTTTCCAAAAGATATGAAATTATCTATTATAACCGCTGTTGGGCCCCTAAAGCACTATGAAAAATTTATTCCTCGATATATCGATAATGTAATGGCTCAAACTGTTTTTAGTGAATGCGAAATTATTGTAGTTTACATGGAATGGGATGAGAAATTTACACAGTTAAATAAACTAAATAATGTTAAGTATATTCTTGACGACCAAGAAAAAGGCGCCTATAATGCTTGGAATATGGGAATCCAAGCTAGCAATGCACCCTATGTAACAAATTGGAATATTGACGACATTAGGCACCCCACTAGTTTGGAACGCCAAGCTACCATATTGGATAATAATTCTGATATTGATTTAATCTACAATTATCACATGATAACTAATGATTGGGAAGAAACGTTTAAGAATCTTAATCCACACACAGAGCGGCATGTTAAATTTTATCCCGATGATGGACATGCAGTGGTCCATCAATGCTGCATGTGTGGACCAGATCCATTATGGAGGCGCGCCCTACACGATAAGGTAGGCTATTTTGATTATGAGAACTACCCTTCTATCGCGGATTGGGATATGTGGATTCGGATGGCCGACGCAGGGTGCAAGTTTAAACTTATTCCCTTACCACTGTGTCTTTTTTATGATGGTGATTCCAGCATTAGCCAACGTTTTCAATCTTCGCGAGAAGAAATAGAAAATAAAAAATTATACCAGCAGCACAAAGAGGGGTTTGATAACGTCTCTCCGGTTAAGTGGTCGATAGGACGCGTGTATATTAATGAAAAAAGTTATTAGTTTTAGTTTGTGGGGCGACGATGAGAAATATACCATCGGCGCTATTCGCAATGCACAATTGGCCTCCCAAGTATATCCTGAATGGGAAGCGCGCTTTTATTGTGGGACGTCAGTCCCCGTTTCTATCATAGATCAATTGCGCGAATTACAGGCCCATGTGATCATGATGGAAGAAGCAGGGGATTGGACTGGAATGTTCTGGCGCTTCCTCGCAATTGCCGACTCAGATGTAGAAATCATGATTTCGAGGGACACTGATTCACGATTAAACACCAGAGAAAAAGCCGCAGTGGATGAATGGCTTGAAGGCCCCCAACTTTTTCATATTATGAGAGACCATCCATGGCATAATGCCCCCATTTTAGGCGGAATGTGGGGCGCCCGCAAACCCTTGCTTCAGGACATGGCTCAGTTAATAGCCGAATATCAAAAAGGAGATTTTTGGCAAGTAGATCAAAATTTTCTAAGAGAAGTGGTAGCTCCTCGGGTCGAACATACTTTACATATTCATGATGAATTTTTTTCACGGAGTCCTTTTCCTACGGCTCGCAATGGTGATGAATTTGTAGGACAGGTATTTGACGAAAGTGAACAAACCATCCAAGAACATATCGAGATTTTAAGGAGATATTTATGAAACATGAACCCTATGAATTATGGTGGGAAAATAATTTGGGAAAATCCTATGACCATGCAGGCACCCAACACGAAGCTCCCGATGAAGATGGGTTTATAACGTGGATGGGAGATCCTTTTGCTATGGATCGCCAACAGGTAAGGAGACTCCTAGATCCCAATATTAAAACATTTTTGGATGTGGGTTGCGGTGCGGCCCCCGAGTATATCGGACTGCAGCAGAGCCACCCCGACATTGAATACCATGGCGTCGATATTACTCCACGTTTAGTTTCGTATTGCACCAATAAGGGAATTGATGTGGTTTTTGGCACGGCGCGAAATCTGCCCTTTGATGATGCATCGATGGATGCTGTACATGCGCGCCATGTTCTAGAGCACATGGCAGATTTTAAAGAACCCTTAGCAGAATTCATTAGAGTGGCCCGCCAAAAGGTTTATATAGCTTTTTTCATTTCTCCCATTTTAAGCCCCACCAGTCGCATTACTGATATATCACAATTGGACATTCCTTGTTATAATAATGCATATAGTTTGTCGGAAATAAAAGATTTTTTAGCGAGTAGCACTAAAGTAAAAAGCTATGAATGGTATAGTTTGGGAGGGCATAGTAAATGTTTGCTATCCATAGATATAATAGATATAAAGAAAGCGTAAGCTGAATATTCAATACCCTCGCACTGTGTGAACAGCAACGAAAGAGAAGGAGTTATTAAAATGATAAATGGACAAACGAGATTCGTGTTAGACGAACTGGCACAAGAAGGTATCAAATCCGTCTTAAATATAGGATTCAGATATGATTCAGATAAAACTGTTAGAGATTCGGTTCACTCTAGGGGAGGAACTTTTTCTGTTTTAGAAGCGTATGGGCCTAATTGCGCAGATATGCGTATAAAAAATACTGCGGATACTGTGTATGAAAAAGATGTGCGAAACATTGCGGAGTTAGATGCGGAGTGGGATGCTATTATTTGGCTTCATGGTCCCGAACATGTTTATTGGAATGAATTTGTGGAGATACGAGAAGAGATTGAGAAAAAAGCTAAAAAACTTGTGCTCTATCAAGCTCCCATTGGAGAATATCCTCAAGACGCTCTTTATGGCAACCCATATGAAAAACATGTGGAGGCCCTAACCCCAGAAATGTTCTGGCACCTTGGATATGAAATAGTAGTCCACAATGGTAAAAAAACCCATGCGTATGATTTTGTTGAAGGAGAGTTGACGTTTTCCGCGGTACACAGAGTGGAGGGTTAATTGTCAAAACTTTTAATAATTCAAGAAAATGGTCGTCATGACGCCAATCGTCATATGCGAGAGTGTTTTTCACTTCAACATGGGCTCGCTTCGCATGGTATCGAATCGATTATTTGGGGTCTCGGCCACGACAATTTCTCTATTCCTTTTGAAGATATAGTTGCAGATTGTGATGCCATCTTATCAATTGAGAATTATGATACCGGGTGGATGCCAAGCTTGGCCGACATAAAAAAAACCAAGTTGTTTTGGAGCATCGACTCTCATTGTGCGCTTCGACAACATCAACATTTTTGCCACCATGCTAAAATTGATATTCTTTTGAACTCTACGCCTCATTATAATCAATTTTATTCTAATTTAGTTAAAAAACGAGTGTGGTTTCCCAATGCAGTGGATTTAAGATGGTTTAGCCCGTTGGAGTGCGAAAAAAAGCACGATGTAGGGTTTTGCGGAAGCTTGATTCACGATAGAAAACAGTGGCTTAACACCATTCACCAGCAACTACCAGTACGCGTGGGTACGGGAATATTAGGCCGCGCAATGATTGAAGAGGTTAATTCTTATCGGGTGTCACTTAATAAGTCAATTGATATAGACATACCATATAGAGTTTTTGAGATGACGGCATGCCGCTTACCTTTGGTGACAAATTATGTTCCCAACTTGGAGAGACTCTATGAACTGGGAAAAGAAATCGAAGTATATCAAACAGTTGAGGAATTGATTGCGACGACGACACGATTATTAGAAAACGAGGAAGAGCGCCACGCATTGGCGCAAGCGGGATATGCTCGCACATTAAGAGACCATAACTATGAAATACGAGCGCGTCAATTAGTGGGACTTTTTTAATGCCAGACTTTCATATTCAAGAAATATCTCATTTCGCCGAGGATGCACATTATTCATCCTCTTTGTTAGCCGTTCAACATCATATGGGCCTAGGCGATCATATACATTTATCCGGGCTCGTGCGCTATACAGTGGTGGAATTGGGTTTCGAGGAAGTGCTTTTGTTTTGCAAAGAAGTTTATTATCAAACAATGACTAGGCTTTATGCGGACGACGAACGGATAACAGTAGTATCAGTGGGAGACATTTATGGAGGCTTGTCGGAAACTGGTTTAGTAAGAAAACACCTTGAAAGTCTTGGCAGATCGTGTGTTTATCTGCGCTTAGGCTTTGAGCGCTATCCCGGGCAACTAGCTAACAAATTTGGCTATCCGAGTTTCATTTTTTATGATTTGGCTTGTATTTCTCGCGACGTACGATGGGAATATTTTAAATTTTCACGCAACCGTCGCGAAGAAAGCCGCCTTTATAAAAAATTGAATCCAAAGGACGTCCCTTATATTTTTGTACATGATGACCCATCTCGCGGCTTTAATATCCCCCTTGAAAGAGTGCTAAAAGCCTCCCCTTTTGCGGACGACAAGCTAGTAATTCGAAATGACATGTCCGAAAATATATTAGATTTTGGCGCTATTTTAGAGAATTCCGCGGAGATTCATTGTATGGGGAGCGCTCTATTTTGTTTGGCGGATATGTTATCTCTAGAGCATCCAAGTTGTTTTTATCACAATATCCGGCCCGTATTCTCTGAATCAGAAATATTACACCAGGACACTCGAAACGAATGGAGTTGGGTACCGTAATGGAGAAGCTACTTCAAATAGACGAAGGAAACAAGTCGTTGATCGAAGAGTTTCAGCGGACAGCCGGTTCCTCGTTAAAAACATTTAGATATTTTGAATCTCGGCCGGTGGACATCATCCAACAGCACTTGATAACATATATTATGACAGGTGAAAGTGGCGAAATCATCGGCTATGGCCATTTAGACCTGGAAGACAACGTTGTCTGGCTTGGAATATGTATAGTAGAAACTCAGTTGCGTTCCGGTTACGGGAAAAAAATGATGAAGGCTTTAATCGCTTTTGCTGATAACAACTCTGTTCAGACGATCACTTTGTCGGTTGACAAAAAAAACGAAGCAGCGTACGCGCTATATAAAAGCTTAGGCTTCCAGAGAACCGGTCATGATAAAACAGTGTACTTTATGAAATTAGAATTAGGAGAAACAGATGGCTGATACATTGGGCGGTTTAATTGATAAACTAATCACGGTTGATATGAAGATGTGGAATAATCAGGAATTTCTTTATGAGGTAAGGAAAATGAGCTTTAAAGAATTTGAAAAAAAGTTTACCACCACGGAAAATGCACGAAATGAACTGTTTGAGTCTATAAAAAAATGCTGCGATCTAAACGCACAAAGAAATCAACTCATTGATGAGGTAGATGAAAAAATTGTAGAAATGATGGGAGCTTATATCGCGGGGAAAGACTTAGATGACGGAAAATACATTCAACGCAAACACAAGACCTATTAGGACAAAACACACGAAATGAAAAAATGTTTTTATATACGTATAACTAAAAATGCCTGTCAAACGGTTTTTCATTTGTTTAAGAATGAAAGGGGCTTCATAAATCCCCATGCAGGCCCTACCCCGTATTATCGTAGTCCGATTGATGAATCTTTGGCACGCGAGAAAGATCGCAATTTATATCCTTTTGATTTTGAGCGGAGTGATGTGATTACGTTTAGTTTTGTGCGCAATCCTTATGATCGTGCCGTTTCTTCTTGGAAACATAGTCTTCGGGAAAACTGGACCACGTTGAAGTTTTTGGATTATTTAAAAAGGCTCCCGGCGTTAATTCCAGCCCAATCGGATTCTTTGAATGACAATGATTATGCAATTAGACGCCATACAATGCCTCAATACCAATGGCTCAGTAATCAAGGGGGAGAGTATATTGTAGATTTTATTGGGCGGGTGGAGCACTTAACTGAACATGTACGCTTTTTTGGAAAAAAAATGGGGATGGAAACTTTTCCTTCTTCGCTGGGGCGACTTAACTCTTCGCGCCCTGTCAATGATGGGTATGTTAAATATTATTCCTCTGAAGAAAAAAAATATGTAGAAGAAATTTATGGAAGGGATATCCATCAATTTGGATATGAGTTTGGCGCCCCCGAGCCGTCAAGTGTTTGTTACTCGCGCCTAGGAGGAGAATAAGAGAAATATGACTATGCGAATTCCCGCTGCTTGTGTCGTACATGAGCTAGGATATGTGGTGTTAGACGATGAAACGAGAAAAGCCTATCGTGTGGTCACACACCCAGTGTTCGAGTTTATAACTTCAGAGGCTTATAAGAAGAAAGAAAATGAATATTGGCCAGCAACGCGACCCGTTTCTGTGACTCATGAATTATTTAAAGATGATGCCACTTACAAAACTGTTGAAGTGGACTACGTGGATCATATGGTATATTGGCCCGAAATGTCCGCGCGGGATATTAAAATGTGTCTTTTGTTTTTGTGTGATGTTTCAAAATATTTGGCGCAAAACAATTTGTGTTTGGGATCCCACATGTGGAATATTACATTGACCGGTGGACGCCCCCTTCTTATAGATTTAGGTGATTTTTTTCATGGCGTAAACAAACAATATGTTTATCGCACCATCGTTAGTCATCTAGTTCCTCCTTTCACGGATAATCATACCCCTTTGCGTCCCGAAAAATGGATGACAAACTATGATGAAATATTGGTTCAAATAAAGAACATTGAGGGTCTGGTTCGAACACCGTCAGCCAGCGGCGTTCAAATTGCCGAAGAATTAAAACGTTGCTTGTCCAATATTATCCCTCGCGAAGCTTCCCATATTTGGGATAGTTATCCGGCACAAAAAAAGATGCCCACTGACATTGAAACTTTAGAAAGTTACGCCCAGAACATGCGTCCCAATTTGTGCGCTAGGATTAAGCAAAAAGCCCCCCAGACCCTTTTGGATTTGGGCTGCGCGCGAGGATTGTATTCTCTTTTCGCTGCAATTCAGGGCGCTTCGGTAGTAGGTCTTGATTATAGCCATGAAATGATAGGGGACGCCAATCAGAAAAGTGCCGCTTTAAAATTAAAATGCCACTTTGCTTTCATAGATTTGCTTGACATTAAAAAATGGGGGTTAGGAGGCGGTTATGGAGATTGTCTATCACGCTTTAAAAGCGATGCGGTTATCGCCCCCGCGTTGATTCACCACGTGCATGGGAAAAATAAACCTCTCGAAATATTGATCACGGAGTGGGCAAACGCCGCCACGCAATGGATTATGGTAGAGTATATTCCTCTCGATGTTAATAATCAACCAATCGACTTAAACACGATAACGGACACTTTACATGACCTAGGATTTAAAAATATAGATATATTGAATTCTCATCCTGCCCCTAGGAAGTGGATTTTTGCAGAAAAGACTTAAAGATATTTGACTTATGATTCCTATTTATAAACCTTATTTGCCTTCTCACTCGCTGAGACATGCGCATGCCGCGATTGACTCTACGTGGATCTCTTTTAACGGCCCATACGTGGAGCGCGCAACAGAGAAGTTGCGCGAATTATTAGGAGTGAAATATGTCCAGCTTGTCAACAATGGCACCGCAGCTACTCATTTAGTAGCGAAAGGGCTTTTTTATAAGCATCCCAATATCACTAAAGTTATTGTACCTAATAATGTGTATGTCGCTGCATGGAATGCTTTTGTTTATGATAAAAACTTTGATCTTGTGCCCATCGATGCTGATGTGGCAACCTGGAATATGAACATCGAGGCCGCAAGTCATTTATTAGATGACAATAATACAGCGCTGTACGCGGTACATAATTTAGGCAATACAATTAACATTCCGGCACTTAAGCGTAGATTTGGGAAGTGCGTCTTTGTAGAAGATAATTGCGAAGGGTTTATGGGAACCTACGAAGGAAAGTATTCTGGTACCGAATCTTTGGCCTCTTCAGTGTCTTTTTTTGGCAATAAAACAATCACTTCAGGAGAGGGCGGCGCCGTTATTACCAACGATGAAGACGTTTTTAAACATGTCAAATCCGTTCACGGCCAAGGACAGGCACCAACTAAAAAATACATTCATGATAGACTTGGCCATAACTATAGAATGACAAATGTGCAAGCTGCGATTTTATTAGGCCAGTTAGAAATCTTACCAGAAATTTTAGAAAAGAAGAAGAATATATTTGATTTTTACAAAAAAGAATTTGCTCTGATGAGAAATGTTGAAGTTCAACAAGTCGAAGAGGGGTGCACTCCTTCCAACTGGATGATGGGAGTGCGCCTACGATCTAGGGGAGGTTACGCCTCTTTGCAGAATTTTCTCGCTGATAAGGGCATTGACTCACGACCGATGTTTTATCCCATGTCTTCGCACTCTCATTTGAAACATGTTGCTTCCCCCACCAGGGAAAAGGGGGCTAAAATACTTCACAAAGAGGGTGCAATTCTCCCCTCCTTCCCTGAATTAACGCATAATGAACTTGTCCACATTGTGGCTTCTATTGAGGAATACGCCAACAAATGAAAGCGATAATAACCGGAGTAACAGGACAAGATGGGTCATATTTGGCGGAATTGTTATTAAAAAAAGGCTATGAGGTGATCGGATTAAAAAGGCGCTCTTCCACTATTTGTACCGAGCGTATCGATCCCATTTACGAGCATCCTAACTTCTATTTGCGTTATTTTAATTTAAACGATAGTGGGTGTTTTTGGAGACTTTTGCTGGAATATCAACCGGATGAAGTGTACAATTTGGGGGCCCAATCTCATGTGAAAGTCTCTTTCGAAACTCCCGAAGAAACCGTGAAGAGCATCGCTTTGGGAACTTTGCGCCAACTAGAAGCTATTCGTACGATCAATCCGGCCATTCGCTTCTATCAAGCCTCTTCCTCTGAGATGTTTGGAATTAATGTAAATTATCCTTATAACGAGGAATCGGTTTCGATCCCAGCTTCCCCCTATGCATGTGCTAAAGTATTTGCGCACAATTTAGTTAAAAATTATAGAGCTAGTTATGGGCTTTATGCGTGTAGTGGTATTCTTTTCAACCATGAATCGCCCCGTCGAGGCGAAACCTTCGTCACTCGGAAAATTTCCTTAGCTGCAGCTAAAATTAAATTAGGACTACAGGATAAATTATATTTGGGGAACTTAGAAGGAAAGCGAGATTGGGGATTTGCAGGAGATTATGTAGAAGCAATGTGGCTCATGATGCAGCAACAACATCCCGAAGATTTTGTTATTGCCACGGGCATAATGAAGTCTGTACAAGATTTTGTAGAATGCGTTTTTGATTATGCTAAACTGGACTATAAAAAATATGTGGCAGTTGATGATCAGCTGAAACGTCCCCAAGAGGTACCGGCTCTACAAGGTGATTATTCTAAGGCCCAAAAAATATTGAAATGGGGCCCTCGCGTTACTTTTGAGGAATTAGCAGTGATGATGTATGAATCGGACTTACAAAAGCTACAAAGGAAGACGAGATGAGTGTTGAAATGAAAGAAATTTCCTATGAAATTAAAAAGAATACAATTGCTATTGATTTTGATGGCGTTTTACATCAATATTCTAAAGGGTGGCAAGGGCTGTACAATGCTTATGACCCGCCTATGAAAGGGGCCGTTGCGGCCATTAAAAAACTGAAAGCCTCTGGCTATCGTCTGGTGATTTTTTCTAGTCGGGCAGTCCCGGTGATCCAAGAGTGGCTTCACAAATATGATTTAGATGATTGTTTCGAAGAGGTCACAAACACTAAAATCCCAGCCCGTGTTTATATAGATGATCGTGCTTATCATTTCGACACATGGGAAAAAACGATGGAGGACTTGTTTGATTGATTCGAGCAAAAGAAGCTGGAGCAAAGCCGGAAGTTGGAAAGTATTGGGGTTTCTCGTTCTTTCCTCTCTTGCTTATGCCGCCACAGGCTCTTTAAAGCAAACTTCTGTAGTGGCCATCGTTTATCAGTTGGTAATGCTAGCCCTATTTGTGATTCATGAAAAGGTATGGAATAAGATCCAGTGGGGAAAAACAAGTGGTTTATTTATCCAAATGACAGGTATGAGCGGCGCCGGTAAGACCACTTTGGCCAAAAGCGTAGGGCAAAATTTACAGAAACAAGGGATCAAAGTGGAGGTAATCGATGGCGATGAATATAGAACAAATTTATGTCAAGATTTGGGATTTACACGGCAAGATAGAGAGGAAAATATACGAAGGCTATCGTTTGTGGGGAAAGTACTTGGCCGCAATAATGTAGTATGCATTATGTCGGCTATTAATCCCTATAATACAACGCGTAGCCATATTAAACAAGCCTCTCCTAATTCTAAATTAGTATATATTAAATGCGATTTGGAAGAATTAAAAAAACGAGACACCAAAGGTCTTTACGAGAGAGCGCTCCTTCCCGATGGAGACCCAAATAAGGTTTATAATTTTACCGGGATTTCCGATCCCTTTGATGTCCCAGCCGACCCAGATTTAATTATTGAAACCGACAAAGAATCTTTAACTAATTCCATAATCAAATTGGAAAAATTAATTTTAAAAAGTATTGGAGGATAATATGAGAGATATTACGATGACAGATCAAGCTGTAGGCGCTGTAATGATGGCGTTGCAGAAAAGTTTAATGGAACAAAGCGACATTGTTCCGGTACTCAAGGGCTTCAAATTTGCCGCTACACAAGAAGGGTTGACGGTGATTAACCCGCCTTTGGTTAAGTTTAATGAGGAGACAACGGAGATTTTCCGCGAGGCCCAGCGCAATGAGTTGAGTGAAGTGTCCACTAGCGAAAGGGCGTCCGATCCCGGGGGCTTTGATGTTGTGACGACACAGCCTACTACTTCGGATTAAGATGCCCATATATTTATATGACTGTCGTGGGTGTAAAATTAGTTTTACAATAAGACATGGAATGGACGAGACATGCGCAGAATGCTTAACGTGCGGTTCTGATAATGTCGTACGCCTTCCTGCTGATTTTACCAATCGTTCTAAATCCATTGTGCGTTCTAAAAAAGTGGGAGATACAACTAAAGATTTTATAGAAAGTGCGAGACAAGATTTAAAAACACAAAAAGAGGAACTAGAGGAACAAAGATGAATTGGGCTATTTTTTATTTAAGCTTATCATTGATTTTTAATGTACTGTTTATTTGGTATATTATTAAAATGATCAAACGCGTTTTAGCCTTTCAAGATCGATTAGATGATTTTGTAGAGAGCTTAGAGACCTATGAAGGCCATGTGGATGTCATCTATAATCTGGAAACATATTATGGCGATGAAACATTGGGCAATCTTTTAAGGCACTCTAAAGCTGTTGTTGAAGAATGCCAAGAGTTCAGAGCGCTATATTATGGCGAAGAATCAGTCAAGTTTGATGATTATAATGAACTGGAGATCGTTGATGGCCCGTAAACGAAAAAATTATTATTTCACTTTAGAGCACGAACAGGCAATTATAGATTACTGTTCTACGGAGGATTCTAAAAGCAGAAATGAATTGTACAAAGTTTGGATTGGTCCCGTTTTTGATGAAATGGTGGACAAAATCGTTTATACCTATCGATTCACCACCCTTCCGAATATCGATGCCTTGCGTGACGACTGTAAAAATTGGTTAATTACTATATTAGATAAATACGACCCCTCGAAAGGCTCTAAAGCCTTCACCTATTTCAGCGTGGTTACAAAAAATTGGTTTATTCATCAAGTTAAAAAAACGAGCAAAAAAGCCAAAAGAGAAGTTCTTTTGGAAGATTATTTTATTGATAGTACTACTATGCACCAGGCTCACGCTTTAATCGAACGCAATACTATTATTGAGGATCGGATTAAGGTTGAATTTTTTACTCATTTAAAAGAAGAAGTGGATTCATGGCATGAGTTACCTTTAAAGCCCAATGAAAAGAAAACCGTTCAAGCTATTCAAGTGCTATTTGATGAGTCCGAGAAAATAGATATTTTTAATAAAAAAGCTATTTACTTATATATAAGGGAAATTACTGGACTAAATACAAAACAAGTAGTAAGCTCCCTCAACAGAATTAGACGAAGATACAGAGAGTTTAAAAAAGAATGGGACGAAAAATAAACGATCTTGAGGCTTATATTGATGAAGCCATCACTAATATTCGGGATGATAGAGCCATCACCTCGGCGCTTTTAACAGATATTTTTAATGAGCTACAACAAACTAAAGACATAGATATTCATCGTAATTTAGGCGCAATTGCGTCTAAATATGTGGAAACGCTTCAACGTTCTAACGAACAGTTGGTAAAAATTACCGCCATATTAAATAAAAGACAGGATGTTTCAGATTCTTTAGACGAAGACGACAAAAAAGAACTGTTTGATCTAATCCAAGGTAGCAATTAATGGCCGACTGGAAGGAAACTTATAACGACGCAGTGAATCAAACGTTATATGATTATAATGAAACTCGTCGCTTGATCGATCCAGATACGACTGAATGCCTCAAGCAA